CACAGAATAAGGAGTAATTAGTAATGGCTTGTATTGTTGATGTTAAATGTATTTGTTGTGGTGAAAGTAAGCCACAAGTTTTCAACCAGTCGCCTATACCGTTTTTATGCTCAGACTATTGCAAGACAAGATATAAATTAGGTAAATGTGAATGGATTTCTGGTTTGGTACCTGAGCCACCAGAAGATAAGGAGTAATGAGTATGAGCAAAGATGAGCTAAAAGAATTACTGCTTGAAAACATAACCATTGAGGTTGATGCGAGCCAAGAGAACGTAAGTATTGTTATTAAGTTTGACGGTGAAGTAATAGCTTCTGACGATGATTATATTTCTTACTAGCAATAGCACAGAATAAGGATAAACGAAGGTCAAAATTGACCGATTCATAGTATTAGAATATGCTTAATCACATAGTTTGTGACTATGGGAGAAGGCCGGTGGCTGGAAAAAAGAAAGTAAGCAAAAAAAAGGCTAAGAAAAAAGCCAAGAAAAAATCAGTTTCTAGGAAAAAAGTTGAATCAAAAGCTGAAGTTGATCCAGATTGGATTAATCCAAAAACCTTTGATCCAGAGGATATGCCTGAACTAACTGAGAAATCATTTATATATGTTTCAGGTTCACCAAAAGAAACGGGAAGGCCATCAAAAACAATCGTTTTGCATTCAGTGATGAAAATGGCATCTTATGGCTGTACTGAACAAGAAATTGGTTCAGCATTAGGTATGTTTAAAAACGCCATGACACGAGCAAAAGAAAACAATCCCATTCTACCGATTATCATTCAAGCTGGCCGCGATGATGGCACAATGAGCCTCAGAAGGATTCAACACAAGCTGGCATTAGCTGGAAGCGAAAGAATGCTGATCTGGTTAGGTCAAAACAGATTGAATCAAGCCGTTATTCCTGAGAAGCCTGAAGAAGAAGCTCCGCCACTCGCAATCTCATTTGAAGTTAAGCCGGCGGTGAATGAGGTTCAGACTACGAATGCTCGCCCTTAACGCTCCGCAGAATATATTTCTAAACGGCCTCAATACAAAATATCGATCGTATGTAGGCGGATTCGGATCTGGCAAAACTTTTATTGGTTGTCTGGATTTATTGATCTTCGCTGGCCAGCATCCAAAAATAAGGCAAGGCTACTTTGCGCCCACTTACCCCAGCATAAGAGATATTTTCTTTCCGACAATGGAAGAAGCTGGATATATGATGGGTTACGATGTTGTGACCAGAGAATCAAACAAAGAAGTACATCTATACAGAGGCCGCGCTTACTACGGAACAATAATTTGCCGATCAATGGATAACCCTGAATCCATTGTTGGTTTTAAGATTGCCAGAGCGCTTGTTGATGAAATTGATATATTGCCAGCCGACAAAGCAGATCGGGCGTGGAATAAGATTATAGCAAGGCTCAGGCTCAAGATTGATGGCATTGTTAATGGGATCGGTGTCACAACTACGCCAGAGGGCTTCAAATTCGTTTACCATAAATTCAAAGAAGATCCAACTGAATCATACTCAATGGTTCAGGCTTCAACGTATGAAAATGAAGAGTATTTGCCAGATGATTACATTTCCACATTAATTGAAACTTATACTGAAGAATTAGCAAACGCTTATATTCTTGGTCAATTCGTCAACTTAACTTCAGGTACAGTATTCAACAGATATAACCGCATTGAACACAGATCGCATGAATGGATACAGGAAAAAGAGCCGCTTAGGATCGGAATGGATTTCAATGTTACCAATATGAGTGCAGTTGTTTATGTTATGAGAAATCTGGAGTGGCACGCCGTTGAAGAATTATCTGGAATCTATGATACGCCAGCCATGATCAAAACAATCAAAGAAAAATATCCTGAACATCATATTCAAGTCTACCCAGATGCTTCAGGCGGAAGCCGCAAGACTGTTGATGCTTCAACTTCAGATATTGCATTGCTTGAGGCCGCTGGTTTTGTGGTATATGCTAACAAAAGCAATCCTTTGGTGAAGGATCGTGTAATTGCGACAAATCAAGCATTTGCTAAAGGGCTGCTTTACATCAATGATGAGAAGTGTCCTGAGTATGCAAGATGTATGGAACAGTTGGCATATGATAAGAATGGCGAGCCGGACAAGAAATCAAATATTGATCACTTGCCTGATGCTGGAACATATCCAATCGCCTACTCAATGCCTGTGGTGAAGCCTGTGGCTCAATTAGATGTAAAATTTGTGAGATAAAATATGCCAGTATCAAGCCAAAACTCAGAATATTCAAAAAACCTTTCAAAGTGGCAGTTAGTAAGAGACTGTAATGAGGGTTCAGATGCAATCAAATCACGAACAGGCGGCGCTAGTTCAGACCAAATAAAAGGCGAAGGCGGCACAGCCTATCTCCCAGCTCCAAATCCTACAGATGGATCAACTGAAAATAAGGCGAGGTATCGCGCATATCGAGATCGGGCAAACTTTGTGAATTTCACTGGCCACACGAAAGAAGGAATGGCTGGCCTCGTATTTAGAAAAGAAACTCAAGTTGAAACAGATCCATCAATTGAATATTTGATTAAAAATGCTAATGGTGGCGGCTTATCAACCGATCAGATGGTGAAAGATGTCGCTGGCGATGTTCTTTTAACTGGCCGATATGGTTTGCTAGTCGATTATCCTTCAGCTCCAGAAGGGCTTACAGAAGCTCAGGTGCAAGAATTAAACTTGAGAGCAAATATTCTGCCTTATCCGCCTGAATCAGTTATTAACTGGAGAACAACAGTTATTGGCGGAAAAACAACGCTTTCAATGGTTGTGCTTGTCGAGCCGACAGAAAAGGAAAACGAAGATTCATTTGAATGTGAAACAGTTGATTATCATCGTGTCTTATTGCTTGAAATGATTGATGGCAAGCTCACCTATATCCAAAAGATGTATGATGAGAATGATGAGGTGATTCTTTACTCGATGCCTGATTCAGAAGAAGCTATTGATTATATTATCCCGCGTGATTTCACTGGAAAGATCTGGCAAGAGATCCCTTTCACTTTTGTTGGTTCAATTAATAATGATCCGAAAGTGGATAAAGCGCCCTTATATGATATTGCTGAAGTGAATATTGCCCACTATCGAAACAGCGCTGACTTTGAAGAAAGCTCATTTCTAGTAGGGCAGCCAACTCCTGTGATCATGGGGTTGACTCAAGGCTGGGTTGATTCAAACATGAAGCATGGCATTCAATTAGGTTCACGCGCTGCAATCCTATTGCCTGAAACTGGAAGCGCCACATTGCTGCAAGCTGATTCAAATCAAATGCCTGAAAAAGGCATGGAGATGAAAGAGCAGCAAATGATTAAGATTGGAACACGGATCATTCAAGATCAAACAGGCAATGAAACGGCTGAAGCTGCAAAGATTCGTTTCACAGGTCAAAACTCAAAACTAGGCTCAATCATCAAGAATGTTGAGGGCGCGTTTATTCAATGCTATGAGTGGGCAAAGTTATTCATGGGTGGAACAAAAGAAACAACCGTGAATATTAATAAAGAATTTTACGATGCTTCAATCGATCCTCAGATGCTTGTTGCTCATATTCAATTAATGGATCGCGGCGTTATTGCAACAAAAGATATGCGCGATTTAATGCGGAAGGCCAATCTGATTGATTCAAGCCGCACAGATGATGAGATTGATGATGAAGCTGAAGAAACAAGCCCAATCGAATGAAAAGGAGCTAATAAATGAAATGGTTATTTGGTCATAACGGTTTGATATGGTGCGTGTATGCAAGCTATAAATATGTTCACCCTGTAGGCATAAAAGATCATTTTGATTTTATTGTTGAATTGCCTTTTGCTGTTTATCGTTATATGAGATTAAGAGCGAAAGGATAAGTGAGCACAACTCAATATCTCACTGATGCAGCTACACGCCATCAGGTGTTTTTGCAAAGATATGGCGCGGGTCAATCTAAAGAAGCCCAAAAAACACTGAACCGGCTCAGGCGTGAAATAAATGCACGATTAGCGCAAGAGCCAACTGTGTTTCAGCGGAACAGGCTTCAGTCTGTATTGAATGATGTTAATCAACTCTCAAAGGATGCCTTTGGCCAGATAACGCGCGGCACAATTCACGGCGCTCAAAAACTCGCACCAGTTGAGGCTTCGACTTCTGTTTCATTATTTAATAAAGCAACAAATGTTGAGGCCGGATTCACTATGCCAGCCGAATCAGCTTTGATTCAGTCTGTTATGGGATCAGCGATGGCGGTCAACACAGGTTCAGCCATTACAATTGAAAATGCCCTTCGGCAATTTGGAACGCGCAAAACTGAGCAGATCATGAGAGCCATTTCTGACGGCGTTTCTCTGGGTGATACTACGCCAATGATCTCAAAGAAAGTTGGCCAGATGATCAGCACATTACAGCGCCGCCAATTGGATGCACTTGTGAAAACAATCACAAATCACACTTCATCAATCGCTAGAAAGACTGTCTATGATGCCAATAATGATATTCTGAAAGGGTATCAATGGGTAGCAACTCTGGATAACAGAACAACCATGATCTGCGGTTCGCGTGATGGTAAAGTTTTCCCTGTTACAGAAGGATCTCCAATGCCTCCTGCTCATTGGAATTGCCGATCAACTACCATTCCAAAAGTGAAGCCTGAGTTTGATATTGGCTCAGAGAAAGGTGGAAAACGCCCATCTGTGGGCGCTACTGGAGCAAAACAAGTTTCATCACGCACTTCATATGGTGGCTGGCTAAAGAAACAGCCAATTGAGTTTGTTGATGAAGCGCTGGGCGTTGAAAGATCCAGATTATTCAGAGCTGGAAAATTAACCATTGATAAATTCGTTGATCCTACAGGCCGTGTATATACGCTTGGAGAATTGCAGCGCATGAATCCGATTGCATTTATTGAAGGCACAGTGGGCGAAGCGGCTGTTCCTGTTAAGCCTAAGCCTAAGCCGAAGCCTAAACCTAAAAAGAAAAAAGGCTTTGTGCTTGGTGATGCTGTCACTGTTATGGGTGATCGCGCAGCCTATGAAAGAGAATTAAACAACAATCATCCAGATATGATTGCCCTCGCTGCAAAATTGCCAAAGCCTAAAACAATCAGGCCGCCAATGGATAAGAAAGGGAAATTGAGATCTGATGGTGGCGGCGCGTTTTACAGATCTTCAGAGTCGCTTGTTGTGGCTACTGCTGAGAAGCGCGGCGGAAACGTGCTGCGCCATGAATATGGCCATCATCTCGATTACATGCTTTACCCTGAATATAGAGGGTTTTCAATTAGTCACACTGATGAAGCATTTTTGAAAGCCTATAATGATGATAGGAAGTTGTTGGGATTACATCGAAGCAAGACAAAATTTGAAGCAATGGAGAAATTCCAGAGGCGATTTTATGATCTTGAAAAAGTTGAGCTTAGTTCAGGGCGCTCATACACAAAAGCTGAAATCAAAGATATTAATACAACAGGAATATCTGACAACTTTGATTCTTTGACATTCGGCCAGTTTCAAGATAATTACGGCGGCTATGGACACGGCAAGGCATATTACAAGCATAAACCAATGAGATACAAAGAGATTTTTGCTAATTTTTATTACTTGAAAGGCTCTGATCAATGGGAAACAGCGAAAGAATTATTCCCTAATTTGACCAGAGAATTTGATCGTATTGTTAAGGAGGCACTCAATGAGTGATTTTGATTATAGTGAGTTAGTTGATCTACATACTGAAAAGCTAGGCGTTGCTCCAGTGATAACTGGCATCAACTGGAATACTCCAGACAAGGTGATCGAAGGCATTGATGCCGCTATTGAATCAGGTGTTCCATATGTTGAAGATGAACCGCCTGAAGGCGATGATCTTTGATTAGTTGTCAACCATATTCATATATGCTTAAATAATAATTAATCTTGTGGATTAACGGTCTGTGACCATAGAGGAATAAGAAAATGTTGAATATTAAATATCGTTTAATGAACGAAGCTGGCGCTGGTGAAGGTGGTGGCGAAGGCGGATCTGAAGTTACAGTTGAGCAGCTTCAAGCTCAGATGGAAGAAATTCAGAAAAGCAATGAAGCTCTGAAATCGAAAAATGAAGAATTGCTTGGCGAAACTAAAAAGGCGAAGGCCGTTAGACGTGAAGCAGAAGAAGCAGCTCGAAAGGCTGCTGAAGAAAAAGCCAAAGCAGATGGCGATCATGAGCAGCTTTACAAATCAAGTGAAGCGGCACGTATTAAACTGCAAGAAGAATTAACTGGCATGAAAGGCAATATTGCCAAAGAAAAAGTGAACAACAAGGCCATGAAACTAGCGACTGAGCTGGCTGATGGTGCAAATGCTGAATTATTAAGCACTTTTATCAGTAAGCGAATCGCTCACACTGATGAAGGGCTAAAGGTCACAGATGAAAACGGCCAATTGACTGTTTCCACAATGGATGATCTAAAAGCTATTTTCAAAAATGATCCGCGATATGCGGCGTTATTGAAAGGAAATCAATCCTCTGGCGGCGGTGCTTCTGGTGGCTCAAATAGCGGCGGCGCTGCAAAACAAAAAACTCGTGCTGAATTTGAGGCACTAGATCCAGCCGCTAGAATGAAATTTATTCGAGATGGCGGCCAAACTGTTGACTAATTAAAGGACATTTAAAATGGCTGAAAATACTATAACCGCAATCTTACCTGACATCTATGAAGCGTTAGATGTTGTTTCCCGTGAATTAACTGGCTTGATCCCAGCTGTAACACTGGCGGCAAGCGCTGAACGTGCTGCAAAAGATCAGAATATCCAAGTTGATATTGCCCCAGAAATTGCTGCTGGTGATATTACTCCGGCGATGGTTGTACCTGATCCAACTGGATTAACTTCAACCCCGACAACTATCACAATCTCAAAAGAGCGCGCTGCTTCATTTGGATTCAATGGCAACG